CCCTCGATTAAGACAGGAATTTGAGCCTTATAGGGGTATGTGTGATACATACATCCCTCACATTGTTTCTCAATTAGGAAGTTACTTTCTAATGTAAGGGATTCTACTCCCCCAAGCGTTGAAACTCTTGAACGGCTAAAGACAACTCATTCTTTTCATTATCGCTAAGTGCTTTGATAAAATCATCATCAGCACCCTTTACACCTTTGCGAATCCAAGCTGTTCTTGCTTTTGCTAAGTTAGTAATAGCCACAATTTCATTACCTTCATATCTCATTTGAGGTAAATCATTACAGAAATCAATATCATCTACTGACATCTCTTTAAGTTCTGCTTCTACTCCAGATTTTAATTTCATTATGATGTTGTCTGGTCAAAGGTTATAACACTAGCAGAGCCATCACTTGTCCCCATCATAGAGACATCGAGCATCATAATATCCCCTTCATTGAGAGCAACTTCTGTTAAAGCTCCATTAGGAATTGCAATACCACAATCCCCATTATTTGCTCCATTAGGCAAAACAAATAAATTCCCATCAGTTATAGCTGTTTGATTATTAAAGTTATGATATAAACTTTTTGTAACCGAATCGTACTTTACGCTTGCACTTGCATTAACAATTATTTCTGCACCTCTACCAAAGGAATGATACCCAGCAGAGTTAAAGCCAGCATAAACGGCTGGACTTTCTATAGATACACTAAATGATGATAAAACTGGAGTAACTGCTCCAACTTTTATTCCAGAAGAAGTAGCATTTAATAATGATATTAAACCAGTTCCAAAAACAGTACCAGCAGGAGATGTTACATTATTTGTAATTGGCTGTTGTCCACTAGAAATAGTTGCTTCAAACTTATATAAACCCCCATCACTTCCTGCTTCAGCACTCACAGTAAAGTTAGTACATAAACAACCAACCATTACTGTATTAAAACCATCAGTTTGATCGGAAGGTTCTAGTACCAAAGTAAATGTTTTGTTTGCATCTGCTTGTCCATATTTACCAGATACTCCAGTTGCTGTGCCACTTAAATCAACATTTACAATACTTCCAGTTAAATCTTGCCCTACTACACTTTGCATAAGCATTGTTGTTCCAGCATCTGCATGAAAAGTCCCTGATAAAGATACCTCTACTGCTTTCATTTTGTTGTCTTGAAAGAAATCAGCGTCATTTAATACTCTGCCACTTCTAGTTCTAACTGCTGTTACTTGATTAGGACTTAGACTTGGAAAAGATACAGAGTCTACATCTAGTTGAAACATACTTCCTGTTATTACTGGGGCAGTTACAACTGGAGGGCTACTATATACCTGACCAGTAGTTGTCTCTTCAATTACCCATGCTTTAAAATCTTTTGGTGAAAAAACTCCGTTAGCCATTATTTATCTCCTTTTTTTGGATTGGTTTGTTCTTCTATTTTGCCATTTAATTGTTTTGGTAATACCTCTAAATCAACACTTTTACCTTGATTTAACATTACCCATTTGGCGTGAGGTAAGTTGCAATAGTTATTGTTTGATGACAACTTTTCTCCTTTTTTTAGTTTTACTTTCATATCTCTCCCTTGTTACTTTAAGATATATTACCTAAATACGATCCTCTCCACTCCCATCTAACTACAACTAAGCCATCAATCGCCTGTTCAGCTTCCTCTTTCTGGTTAATTCGTGTAGATGTTAATTGAGCATCAAAGAATGTATTGCTATGATTGTTAAAAAATAATGCTTCTATGTGTGATACTTGCCTAAGAATATGTTCCCAAGTATCCTTCTTTACTGTTTTTTCCTTAAAAGTATATGACACATCCACGATATATTCTCGTAGTTCTGCTGTAGTCATTCTTTCAATTAAATCTGATCCTACTGGGTTAAGCCTAATAGATTGGCTACCCATATCTTTAAAATCTCCTGTGTAGACTGGAATACTTCCTGCAAACTCTGCATTTAAGAAAGTACGAATTGTGTCTAAAATCTTTGTTTCCCAAATATTGACAAATGTTATAGGCATTATCTACGAGACATCCTTATAGAATATGGCATCCCTGCATCTAATGCAGATTCATTCTTGCCAAAAAACTCTATTTCCCATTTATCATTAATGGTTGCTGTATCTGCTGTATCTCCTGCAAAACGAATATCAACTCCACTAGCTAATGTTTGATACTGACCATTAACAGTATCTACATAGTCTGCATCTTCGCTATTATTCATTCTTTCAGCACCAAGGTTATCTCCATCTTTTAACCATACAGAGTATTTAGCAGTTCCTAAAGCTCCTGCTGTTGTAATCTTAACTCCAATACGATCATAAATATCATGGTATTCTCCTCTTGTGTCTACAATACGGATACTTCCACTTACAGATACTTCTCGGATTACTCCTTTAGCTGAATCACCAGTTACTTGCCAAGATAGTTTCGTACTTCCTTCATTCAACGATAGTATGTTCTTTTCTGACTCTTCAAATAAAGCATCTGATATTTCAGATGTGGGTTGAGATGCACGAATTAAAAAACTACAAGCTAATAAAGCTGTAGTCCTGACTATAATATAGTCGTAGTTACCATCTTGGTCTTTGAATTGTTCTCTAGGCAGTTTGCCATCTAATCTTGAATCTAAATACTTACTAGCATTAGATATATAGCGAGTTCTTGTAGAATCCCAATCATCTCCAGATTCCATTAACATATCATTAGGGTTGGTAGCACTATTATTGTAATAAACTACATCATTGGTATCATCATAGAACCATTCACCATTAGCATCGACATCAGTATATGCAGATTGAGCATTGCCTAGATTCTCACCATTGGCAAATAACTGAGTAACTAAACCTACATTGTGTGCTTTATATCTGTTACTAGAGTCTACTACCCATCCATATATAGGAGTCTTTGTATCAAACTCGTCTATGGAAGGGTATATATCTTTTAAATCTCTGTTTGTGCAGTAAGCCATATTGCTCCTAATTTATCACTTAAACCTTTCTTATACAATAGNTAAGTCNATTAACTTTTANTCNAATATTTCTATNTGAACTAAATCCATAAATGTTTGGTCTTTAGTTTCACCATCACTATCCCAATCTCCACCCCATCGAATCTTTAGATTGAGTTGTTTGGCAATNCCTCTAACCATGCCACCCATATAATAAAANCTATTACTCTCTTCCCAGTTAATTGGGTAAGGAGCTAAGTCTACTGCTTTGCCTAGNTGATGATTACTCTTTTTATTGATACCATCAAGCTTACTCTTTCCATCTTTAAAATATTTGTTTTGAGTTTCGGCTGACCTAACTCCTTCAATAATCGTAACATCCATGACTTTGATTAATTCATTTAGTACATTGACTAACCTTGAATCTACACCTTTCAATCTTGCACGACTTCTTTTCCCAAACTTATACATTACTTTTTCTTCTTGCCCTTAATTACTTTTTTCTTCTTCTTTGATTTTGGCTTACCGAAACCATATCCTTTACCTTTTGGCATTATTTCTTTCTCCTTTTCTTGATTTTTTTGATTTTACCATTTGAAGTCCTAGCAAACTTATGTGTTTTAGTTTCTCTAATAAGTGTACCAGAATACCTTTTACCACCAAACGCCCAACTTACTTTCTTTGCCATTATCTACCTACTTTTTTTTGAGCTACTCTATGCGATTGACCGAATGTTTTACCTCTTTTCATAGCAGATACCATTGCACGAATATGTTTTTTTGTGTGATGTTTTGAGTGCCTTCTCATTGCAGATTTCTGTCTTTTATTTAACCCTAATAGACTAACCCCTTTTATTTTCATCACCATTTTACCTTATTTGCCCAATAAGCTCCTGAGAGTCTACCTCTAGCTATGTTTTTACGATGCCTTGCCTTAAAACTCTTTCTCTTTGCTTTCATTCTAGCAGACTCGCCACTCTTAGGTTTACCTGCTGTCTTTGCTCCCTGCTGTCCAAATCTAATTAATTTGGTTTTACCTCCAGATCGTGCAAGCACAACATGAGACTTTTTTGGATGACTAGGGGTACGTTTAGGTTTATTGTACCCCTTTAATCCAAATCTTGATAATCTAGAGTCTTTCTTCTTAGGCACTATTTACCTTTGAAGTATCCACCCATTACATCAGTAACAACATCCATTACTTTTTCAAATAATATTTGCTCTTTATCTTCTGATACAAAAGGAATATTTATTTTTTCATTTAGTTTAGTTGCTAACATAGATGCAAAATCATCTGATTCAATATGACTCATTGCATCTGCTTTCATTTTCTCAGCTTGTACTTCTGCAAGATCAAGCATCATTTTCTTAAAGTCCATTACGACTCCTTTGTCTTTTTGATTTTATAATATAAGTAAATAATATTCATTACGGCAATCACAATACCTAATATATATGGTAATAAGTCCATAAATACAATTGCCATGCTACCGAAACTCCCTGTTGAGACCTTTAAGCTATCCACGACCATTACCATTCATTCTGCTCATTATGCCATCCATTCTTGAGAGTTGTTTTTCTAAATCAGATACGGCTTCCATCATCTGTTCATATCTTCTATCTCGTACAGAATCTGATTCATTCCACCTACTGATCAATTTAATTATCATTCCTTCCATGTTATTAATACTTTCAGATTGACCTTTGTTTTCTATCTCTAAATTCTTTAACGACTCTTGTTGTGCTGTTGATTGTTTTGATAGGGAAATAACAAGGTACATAAACATAATACCTACTACCCCTATCATTCCTGCTTCTCCGTATACTGCCATAAAGTCCATTATTTCTTTCCTCCTCTTACCCCAACTTAAAGGATTAATATTTTTTTCGTACCAAGCTACTTTTTCTGCAAGCTCTTCTCTCTCAGCCCTTTCTTCCACGATATGTTTATCAAGTAAACTCCCAATGCGTTCATCTGCATTAGCAAAGTTTGTTTCAAGTATCCCCAGTCTAGTCTCAATCCGATAGTAACCATAGACGAGAGTCCCAACGAGAATAAGAATTTGCCCAAACCACTTGAGGTTAATACTGACAACAGCATTATCATCCACAATCCCACCTCGATAGCTCCTAGCTGTTTTGACATCTTCACTCATGTTCCCTGACAGATTCCCATTGATTATGCGTAAAACACCAATTATCTGAATTAATTCTCACCCTATCTGCATAGAAGTGCGATGTAGAATCTTGATCCACAACCTCTAAAAACGTATACATCGAATCTTCTGGACTCAACTCAAAACTTCCAACTGACCAACCACTTGTGCAACTACTCAGCATAAGAGTAGATGACAGTAACATTATAACTTGTACTAACAACTTCAAAGTCTCCATTTTTTAATTTCTTAATTATTTTATTCATATTACCATCCATAGTGCCATAGCAGTTTCTACAATAAGATCAGATGCCGTATTATAAGCCCATCTCTTTTTAGTTCCATAGGTTTCATGTGTACCTTCGATATAGACTTCAAAGACTTCCCATAAAACACCAATAATAAATACTCCCATTACACACCAAAAAGCACTCCAATCCATCCATTGAAATATTTTACAGAAAAAAGCTCCTGCTCCAATATGATAGGCAGTCCAACCATCTAGCTGTCCTGTTTTTAATTGCCACGATACTAATTTAGTCAAAGGATTTTTCATCTATCTGTCACCTTATTGTTTAATAGTTTATGGTTTACAATGTCAATACGCCCATGACCATCTGAATGTCTTTTAGCACATTCATCTATATAAGCATCTTCAATAGTTTTGAACGAATCACTTTTCTTTACTATAACTCCATCTACACAGAGGAAATAATCTTTAGAGTTAGGATAAGTAATAGATGTTATCGTTCCATCTGCTTTCTTAATAGATTTGATCATGCTAGGTTTAGTATTCTTATGAATAACTACATCGTGATCATAGGCACATTGACGAACAATCATTACTCTACTTCAGCCTCTACGACTTCATCGTTAAGT